TGTTCAAAGATAGTATAATAAGTCGTATTAGAAGTTCCAATACCACTATTAAATGTAACGAAACCAGTTGATGCACCTGCAAGTGTAATGTCACCTGTGCCTTGTGTTGTACTAGTTTCTTTTACTCGATCGTTAATTACTAATGCCATTAACTATTCCTATGGGTTTCCAGTTATACTTAATAAAGCGCCAGATCCTGAAGGACTTCCTGCTGTTGCACTTGGGAAAGTAACTTTAAAATCACCAGACGTTGAAGTAATGTCAGCACCAAAATCTAAAATTGCTACTAGATATTGATTAGCTGTCGTTCCACCAGGTGCTATATATTTATATAATACTCCTGTTCTTGCTGTGATTGTAGAAGCTGTCCATGTAGGATCAGTTGTAAAATCTACTGTTGTATAATCTCCAGTTTGTGCCACTACTCCTTGACCAGTAGTTTTTCCATCTGTTGTATAAGCCGTTCCACTTGTACCAACTTGATTGGCTACAGCAGAAGAATAAACAGAATCAGTTACTGCGTAAGGTGTTGCAGTAGTATACAGAGCGAGATAATAACCATTTAAAGCAGATAGATCATGCTGTCCTTTTAGGATTCCTTGTTTAAAAGCATAAGGTACTACGTTTGCCATATTTTTTTCTCCTTAATTAATTTGTTCCGTAACTTGATGGCGGTTTAGATTTTAATTGTTGACGAATCATGCCATCTTCGTATTCGTCTCTGCGTCTGTAACCAATTTGTTCGGTTGCATACGTTGTTAGCGCATTTTGATATTGCGATTGATAGTATTGTAACATATCCTGTGGACCTTTCAAGTATCCAAATGCTTCTACCAGACATCCATACAAAAGTAAATCCTGATATTTATTAGACAGATAAGTACCTAAAGTAGCATAACTTATTGGAGTTGTTTCTGTAATACTTGGTGCTTCTTTGTTGTAAGCTAATGTTATAGCATATGTTTGATTAGGTGTAGGTGCTACAACCCAAAATTCTTCATCCCAATTACCATAATATTTAGGAATATCTACAGCTGCAGTTCCAGGAGTAGAATAATATTCTGCCATAAAACTAGGATCTCTTTGTTCTAAAAAAAATTGATTGCCTGCAGTATCTTTAAGTTGAACATAATTAATAGATCTTAAATCTTGTGGAATTGTTACATATCTATTTCCGGTAATTAAAGTAGATGTTGCATAGTGAGCATTTTGATCCGTAGGTACTGCTCTTAAAATTGCATTTTCTGTATTTTTAATTTGAGTATTTAAAACTGCATCTGTCAAAACGTTTGATGATACTTCTGTGTAAGATCTAATATCTGATTGTAAGTTTGCTAAAGTGTATGCCATATTATATTCCTTCCAATGTTACAGGTCCTGCTGAACAATTTTGTCCTCCACCTTTTACACCACTTGTAGTTGCTGTATCTGCACTTGCAAAGTAAAAATAACTAATTGGATTAGTTAAAGAATCCGATGTAGTAGCTCCAGTAACATTTCCAGATGAATCTATTTTACCTAATGAAATTGTAAAACCAGTTGCCGAATCTATATCTGTTACACCCACTATATCATTAATAGGAGCAAATGCTTGTAAATTTAATTCATCTGCTCCACCAGATCCAACACTTGTTACTTGTGCTGGTCCTCTTAATCTAACTTTACTTCCTGCTGCTCTTTGATGATCTAGTGAATAAACATTTACATAAGTTGTACCACTATAATTTACAACTTCGAAAGGATTATTATTTAATAAAATTAATTGTGAAGTAGCTTCTTCTTCTACTCTTGGATTTTGTAAAGCTTGTGGATCTGATCCTACTGGTTTTGGTTCAAGTTGTGGTTGCTTTGATTCATACTCTGAGTAATGAACTAAAGATCCATTCCATTCTCTAACCATTTCTGTATATGGAAATCTTAATCCTGATCTATCAGAAATTGCTAGTGCTTGTTTACCTCTTGCAAAAACTCCCATTATGACATTACTCCATCGCCATAAAATGTTTGTGGAGAAATAAATGTAGATGTTCCTTGGTTGTCTGCATCTAAAGCTCTTAACATTTCACTTTCATAAATTCTTTCAAGATCTAAAGTTCTCTCTGGAGAAAATTTCATACTTAAATAATATGCAAGACCCGACATCATGCATGGATAAAATCTATTTACTACATCAGAAACATTTGTATATGCTCCTGGATTTTCTATTTTAGATAAATAATAAAAACAAAATTGAAAACTACTTGGTGTAGTTGTGCTTGATACACTTGAATTTGGTGTAGCATATAAAAATATGCTAGGATTAATTTTTCTTTCTACATAAAATTGAGAAGGTGTTCCTTGTGTTAATTTATTTGGTGTTGCATTATATTGTGATCTACTAATTTGTGTTAATGCAATATCTTGAGGTGCTGTTGTTGTAGAATTATTTCTATAATATGCCTCTAATATTTCACTCATATCATTTGGAAAATTAATTGAGTCTGTTGCAAAACTATATTCTGCTTGACCTTGAATTAATGGAATTTTTGCAAGTTTTACTTTCCATAAATGAACGCCTCTATTTTCCCACTCTTGAAACATTATATTTAAAGATCTTCTTGCAGATCTTAATTGATAACCTGTTCTAGTTCCTCTTATATTTGTTCTCTCAAATGCTTCTTCTATAATATCATCAATTGGTGGATTAAATTTATTAGATACTCCAGAAGATTGAGTAATTGTAGGTGCAGAACCACCCATGCCAGCGTGAACTGTACAATAATAAAATAATGGAGGTACAGTTTGATCTGCAGTTGTAGTTGAGTTTCCTACAATAATAGTAGTATTTGATCCTGCATTTCCAGATACACCTGTAGTAGTTACACCTGTTGTATAAGCTGCCGCTGGAGAGTTATTTGGATTTGTAGAAAATGCAAAAACGTGAGTAAGATTCGAATTATCAGAAGTGTCAAAGATATACGTATTACCTTCTTGTAACTGAATAGTCGGGCTAACCGTACCATTAATATAGTATTTATTCCCTGTACCATATTGGTTAGTACCAGTTGCAACCGTAACTGTATAAGTAATAGTCGCCATGTAAATTTCTATGCACCCGTAATCGTTATCGTAACGCTTCCGCCTGCTCCTACTAAGTTATAAACAAGTCCATTTTTAAACAAAATACCAGAACCTGGAACATAAACTTCTAGTCCCTCAGTATTGTAATTGTAAATAGCTTTTGCTGTTCCTGGTGTTGTTGCATCTGCAGAATCAAAAAATTTAATTGTTGATCCAGCAATACCTTCACCCTGAATAGAAGTAATTCTTATTCTTCCTGTATGAGCAAGAGTATCAGCTCCAACTGTAGTCATGTTTATGGTTGTTTGATCACTTGAAAAAGATCCGCCGCCTGACATATGTATTCTCCTTTTAAATTTTAGTGTGGGCCGAAGCCCACACTTAATTAATTATTATACTAATTCAGGTTGTGATTCACCTGCTCTAGCATTGTCTACCATAGTGTAGTGAAAAGTACCTGTTACAGTTCCGCCAGTTGCTGCAGAAGCACCTTGATTACCAGTAACTTCTACATTAGCTGGAACACCTGTTCCTACTACTAATGCGCCTGCTCCTGTTTGAGAAGCACCTTTAAGATCTGCATCTAGTTCATTAAAAAAACCATCTGGATCAGCTGCTGTTCCGATATCAACAGTTGGGTTAGTACCACCTGTTGCTCCACCTAAACTAATAAATTGTGTAGGTATAGCACCTTTTGGTAATTTAAAAATTTCACCTGATGTTGCTGAAGTTCCAACTCTTAATGGTACTGCTGTAGCACCTACTGGATTAAATGAAACTACTGCAGATAAAATTACATTAGACGGTGTAACGCCTGATGATTTGTCTTGTCCGCCGTATGATCTTACGATTCCTTGAAACGATGTTGTTGCCATGATTATATTCTCCTAGTTATTTGCACAGAGTCTCTAGGCCGTAACGCGCTATACTTCACGTCGCCATGCAAAGTTAATTATGTATAGTGTGATAAATATACAATAGTTTTTAATAGAGTGCAAGAGATCCTGTAGTGTGGAGAGTGTTTTCCAACGATGTAGCTTTTGATTAAGTAGCTACAGAAACTTGTGGAGCCGCGTCTTCAACGCTATTCTGCCTGTGAGCAATAGCTGCTTCTTCCAGCTTAATGTCAGTAATGATTTGTTTAACTTTGTCATCAATTCTGACCATTTCAAGAGTGTATCTATCATTAGACAGATGCTCCTGTTGCCACTTCAACTCCAAGGACCTTTTTTGTTTGTATAGGTCTTGTATCATCAATAACCTCCTC